CCAGAGTCTCTTGGATCTCTTCACCAGCCCAATAGAAGCTCCCGTCATCCTGTAGACGGTTTTCACTTCTCCAATATCTACGTTTGTCTACCAGGTAGCCAACCATCATAGCTTCACGGTCACCAAGTGCTTGAACAAGTCTTTTGTTCAGCATCACGAAGCCATCACCTAAAACATTCTCAATTAGAATCTCTTTGCTTTTCACTTGCTTTCTCCTTCTTCAACTACCCTTACTCCTGCGATGAGATCACCGATGATGCCAAAGGGTGCTAACCCGAGACCATCGAGTATCCATCCTAACCTGTTCATTGCTTGTTCATTGGGGGAGAGTGTATCAGACATAAAGAAAAACTCCATCTGGTTATAGCCGAACAAAGAGAGTGTCTTGGCTCACTCTCTCCGTCCGGCCAAGAACTAGATGGAGTTTGCCAGAAACTGAGGAGGTACTCTCAGCTTCTTGATATATCTTATACCGACGTGGGCTTAAACATTGGTGGGCAGCTGTAAATAAATATTGTAGCCATCTGGGTAGGAGAAGCAGGGTGTCATCTACGGTTACCCTTGGACTCACAGAGATGTCCAAGGAGGCATCCAAACCAGGGTAGCATGTACCCTAGGATGGGTCTACTTCTTCAGTGAACATTGGAAGGTGGGGCAGTGGTCGTTATGGTTGGAATAAGTCCCCCGTAGGGATTATCTTTAGTGGAGATACCAGGCGTCACTATCCTCTGACCACTGATGATAGCCGTACATTCCATTCCAGCTTCCGCACAGAAGCTACGGCATCTGTCACCAACACTAACACAACCAGAGAGCAGAGCCAAACACAGAAAGATTTGTTTCATTGCTACCTCCACTTACATTTTCCTAAAGATCCAAAACCAGCAGCCAAACAACCACACTGCAATTCCAGCTAGGAAGCATATACACATCATAACACAATTTCCTCGATAGCCTTAGATAGGTCTTGAACTGATGTATATGCCACTTCACCGTCACAAATTCTCAATTCCCAAAGCAGACACATAATAGCAACCTTTTCTTCCATGATCTCATCCTCCTTCATCTGATATCCGATCGGCCCACGGTGATGTCCAGCACACCCCTAACATCATCTAAAGCATACCCATTTGTTTAAGCCCACACCATGATATCTTAGAAGAAGAGTATAACTCTCAACAAAGGAGAACCACAATGTACCTCACCACTCACAACGGACTCACCACACAGATAGACGCAGAAGACCTACACCTACTCAAATGTGCTCGCAAGCAGTGGTGGATCCCATATGCTCTCAACAAGCGTTCAAAAGTAACCAACAGAGCTCCAAACTTCTATGTCTCCGTTTACACCATCCACAACCGTCACATCCAACAACTATTCCTCCATAAGCTTGTAGCAGAGCAGATGCTGGGGAGACCACTTCTTAAGGGTGAAGTTGTCGACCATATTTCGGGCCAGACACTGGATAATCGTCGCTGTAACCTTAGAGTAGTGAGTGTGCGTACCAATGCCACCAATACCCAACGTCACCGCAATGGGCACCTAGCAGGAACCACCTATGATAAGAAAGTAAAGAAGTGGAAGGCACAGATTATAGTAGATGGCAATAACAAGTACCTCGGCCTATTCACTACTAAAGAAGAAGCCCACCAGGCATACCTCCAAGCAGTAGACAACCTATAAGCCCCCGGTTTATCTACACAATCCCATCCTACCCGTAACCATTTAGCATTCCAATGGCTTCCTTGGCGAATGTCTTAGGCTAGACACTGTGGTAGGATGTATAAGATATCAACCACAGCCAAGGAGAGCGAACACCCATGTTAACAGCACTACAACAAGAATGGTACACCAAGCTCAGAGACTCTGGCTTCAAAGACATAGAGCTATCATGGGTAGACGGTAAGCCAAAGGTCCGCCACATCCCTCACTCAGAGAGAGCACCCACCAAGCGTACACGTACAGAGCAGTGGACCTGGTGCATCCAACGGTATGCCCACCACCAAGAGAAGGATGCCTACAAGCGGAAGGTGCTTCTCCTCATAGCAGAGGGTGTCCACCGTACACAGGTAGCCAAAGACCTCAAGACCACCACCCACAAGATACGCTACATCTATGAGACCACCATCAGGACCATAGAGAAAGACCTCATGGCCAGAGAGCTTCCATCTTATCTGGAGACCAACGTAGATGAGTGAGAATACCACCGACAAGACATGTAGGGTATGCGGCAAGACATATGCCTCATCCTATTTTGTCAAAGGTCCCAACAAGAAGCCTACCCGCAAGTGTGTAGCCTGCTTCAGAGAAGAGAAGAAGAAGAAGAAGGTAGAGGCAAGGACAGCTAAGAAGCAGCTCAAGTCTCTAGTGAAGAGTGGCAACCAAGAGCTTGCTACCATGGCAACCACCTGGGTAGATGCCAACAAAGCCATCTCCAACATCAGGGATAGTGTGTCTGAGATGACGGCACAACTACTGTCTACCACTGACCTCATCAACATGGAGGCTAAGGACCAACGTAGCTTCATGCAGTGTATAGAGACAGCCAACCGCATCATCATCACCAACACCCTCTTCCTGAAGCAGAACATAGACCTTTCCACGGCCACAGACGAGGAGCTGGTAGCAATGGCGCAAGCACTCCTCCCAGATTGTAAGGCAGCCACCATGGATGCAGAGATAGTAGAGGAGACCAAAGATGACAGTGTACCTACGTGATATTAGACCAGAGGATGAAGCTTTCGTCTACAACAGTTGGCTGAAGTCATATAAGAAGTGGACACTGTCCCATATCAACGACACCACCTACTACAAGGGGCAGCACAACCTCATCCAACTCCTGTTGGCCACTACTAACATCAAGCTTCTCATCTCAGAGGAGACGGAGTCTATTGTGGGCTACATCTGCTGGCACAACAACACCCTCCACTACCTCTATGTGAAGGATACATACCGTGGCTTCAACTTTGGATCTACCATGGTAGCAAGCTGCATCCCTGATGTCAACCAGTACTCTCACCGTACCTTTGCAATCACCAAGATCCTTCCCAACTGCATCTATAACCCATTTGCTCTTCCCTGGCTAGAGCTTCAGTAAAACTTAGAAGGAGGTATCCAAATGACAACACAGCTACCCGTAGGCAAGACAGGACAACATGGCTTTACTCTAGTGGATGATGAGGATGCAGATGTGGCAGGAGGGAGGGTGATAAGCAGGAAGACAGCTGGTACAGGCTACTGCCACATCCAGCACTACTATTCTAAAGGTAAGGATGCCCAACTGCATCGTCTTATAGCCGAAAGAATGTTAGGCAGACCGCTCCTCAAAAAAGAAGTTGTCGACCACCGTGACGGCCAGCCATTTAATAACCAGAGAAGTAACCTACGCATCTGTTCTCAACGTAAGAACTGTCAGAACCATGCTTCTCACCGTAATGGGAGGTTGGTTGGTACTTGCTTCCATAAAGCTTCAGGCAAGTGGATGGCAAACATACGCATAGATGGTAAGAGGAAGTTCCTAGGATACTTCCTCACTGAAGCAGAAGCCCACAACGCCTACATGGAAGAGGCTGCAACCAAAGAAGCAGCAACACTTAGAGCTATGGTAGCCACTACTATCGCCAACCTCAACCTACCCTTCACCTCTACCAACCCAGAGGCAGTAGACCTAGCAATCCAGGTGATGGCAGACATCTATGAAGCATCCCACACCATTGTGGACATCAACACGGCAGTAATGGCAGCAGAAACATTCCTAGTCTCAGAGGAGAACAACCGATGAAAGTATCTAGCGTACACTTTGGCCAGCATGTCTTGTCACAAACCATCTTTAGGGTAGGGGAGAGGTATATAGGTCTTGGCACCATCACCAACCTAGAGTATGACAAGGCTACCCTCCTGGTGTCTGTGAAGAAGGATGACGGCACTTTTAAAGAGTTTGCCATCCCCTCAGCCAACATCGCCTACATGGAGCTTAAGAAAGAATGATCACCAAGGAGCAGCTACTGGCAGAGATGAGAAGGCGTGGGCAGCTAAAGAACACCATGATATCTGGTCTCTTTGGCAAGCAGCAGCAGTTTGTGGCTGATCCCTCGCAGTTTAAGATGGCCAGATGCTCCAGACGTGCAGGTAAGTCCTATGCCTGTGCCAGATACCTCTTACACATAGCATCAACCACACCTGATGCCAACTGCTGCTACCTAGCACTTACCCGTAAGTCTGCCAAGCGTATCCTGTGGGGCATCCTAAAGAAGCTGTCCACTGCCCATTCCATCAAGATATCCCCTAAGGAAGCAGAGCTCACCATAGAGCTTGCAAACGGTTCATCTATTGTCCTACTGGGTGCCAACGATGAAACTGTATCGGAAACACTTCGTGGCTCCCCCTGGGATCTAGTAGTCATCGATGAAGTAGCATCCTACCGTGGTCACCTAGAGACGCTGGTAGACGAGATCATCACCCCTGCTCTAGTGGACCGCAACGGAAAGATAGCACTCATCGGCACACCATCCTCTGACTTCACCTCCTTCTTCAAGAAGTGTGAAGACTCTAAAGCATGGAGTGTACATCACTGGACAATGTTTGATAACCCCCACATCACAGGAGCTTCCACCTTCTTGGACACGCTCCTCCAGAAGAAGGGATGGACACCTGAGACACCTTTGGTCCAGAGAGAATGGTATGGACAGTGGGCACGCTCTAGTCTAGACCAGGTATACAACTACTCACCACTCAAGAACCGTGTAGATGAAGCACCCACCAACCTCCTCTATGTGATAGGGGTAGACGTAGGGTGGACAGATGATAAGGCCATAGTGGTGATTGGCTTCAACCCAGACATCTCCAGGAAGACCTATGTCGTTCATAAGTTCAAGAAGAGCAACATGCTTATCTCTGATCTTGGGGAGATGCTTCAGAAGCTGGACAAGCAATACAACCCAATCACCACCGTCATTGACCCAGGTGGAGGTGGAGCAGACATCTCAGCTGAGATCAACAACCGCTTTGGTCTATCTACCACCATGGCAAAGAAGACATCCAAAGCAGACTACATAGAATTCCTCAATGCAGAGTTGGAAGCCGGCTTCTTCATGAATGTAGTAGAGGATGAGCATGATCCACTAGAGAAGGAGTATGCAGAGCTCCAGTGGGCAGACAAGGATAAGCGTAAAGAGGGTGGACAAGCCAACCACCTTAGCGATGCCTGCCTGTATGCCTGGCGTGAAGCATACGCCTACCTCCATGAGACGCCTGCTGCCAAGCCTACACCTGAACAAGCCATCACCAACATGTCTAAGCAGATGGAAGCAGACATCATCCGCCAGATGGAAGAGAAGAGAGCAATAGAACAAGACTGGGAACAGTGGCTATAACCAACCCGTGGCATCTCTAGCAAAGGAGCAACAACCATGAACATAGCAGAAGCAAAAGACTTTCTTTTCTGGTGCAAAGAGAATGGCATCTTCCATGTGGAGATGGGAGACCTCAAGGCAGACATTGCCATCAAACCTGAGGCTCCAGCCAAGCCTACAGATGAAAACAGCTTCAACCACATCCCATCCTTTACAGTAGATGGTATACCACAAGAGTTTACCACCACACCCTTTGATGTCTCTGGCTTCCAAGACATTAACCACGAGGAATAAGCCATGCTAGATAGTCTTTTCCCAGAAAAATACTCTGATGACATGTGGTTTGACATGCAGAAGAACACGTCACACCAACAGTTGGTAGCCACTATTGCTCTCCTGGATAAGGAGCAGGCAGGTAGGTTGGTCACCATCAACCGTAACGTGCGTCTCTATAACAATGCCCTTGCTTCCCCCTACCAGGGCAATCCCGACTACACCCAATACAACTCCTTCCCTGGTGTGGGTAGAGAAAGCCGCATCTCCATCAATGTCTGCAAGTCCTGCGTAGACACTGCTGCTTCCAAGATTGCCAAGAACAAGATTAAGCCCACTGTCCTCACTGATGGAGCAGACTGGGATACCCAACGTAAGGCACAGAAGCTGGACAAAGCAGTGAGAAGCCTGTGGACCAATAAGAACACCCACAAGGAGATGAGGAAGATCTTTGTTGATGCAGCAGTGACCGGTACAGGTTGCCTAAAGATCATCGACGGTGAAGACACCATCTCATTTGAGCGTGTCCTCTGCACCTACCTTGTGGTAGATGATATGGAAGCCATCCATGGTAAGCCACTTACCCTCTATCAATACCACTATGTAGACCGTGGCATCCTCATGAGCAAGTATGACAACAAGGATAAGAGAGAAGCAATTGCCAAGGCAAACAGCTTCAAGGCACCTGGCATACAGTCCAAGGCAGATATCATCCGCGTCTATGAAGCATGGAGACTCCCCTCTGATGGCAAGGGAGGCAGACACGTCATCTGCATTAACAATATGACGCTCCTTGATGAGGAATGGGTAGATGATAGCTTCCCATTTGTCTTCTTTAAGTGGCAAGAACCTTCTGTAGGCTTCTGGGGATCAGCACTTCTGGATGAGCTGTGGGGTCTGCAGATGGAGATCTCCAAGATCATGTACTTCATCCAGCAGGCAATGCACCTTGGTCATGCACCTAAGTGGATAGTGCATCAGAATACTAACATCCCTCAAAGCCACTTCCGCAACACCATTGGTGATATCCTCAAGTACCATGGGCCAGTAGTGCCACAATATATTGCACCCAACCCTATCGGCCCACAGGTGATGGAATACCTGCAGTGGCTCATCTCACAAGCCTACCGCATCACCGGCATCTCAGAGCTGTCAGCACAGAGCACCAAACCTGCTGGCATCAACTCTGGCAAGGCTATGCAGACCTACAACGACATCGAGACACAGCGCTTTGTCCTGGTTGGCCAGAGCTTTGAGGATGCACACATTGACCTCTACTACCGTACAGTGGATGCAGCCAGACGCATCACCAAGGTAAACCCAGATTTTGCCCTCATTGTCAAGGATAGGCGTAAAGGTACAGAGAAGGTACCATGGGCAGATGTGGACATGAAGGATGATATGTGTGTAAACGCATTCCCAACCTCCATGCTTCCTCACTCTCCAGAGGGTAGGTTGGCATTTGTAGAGGAGATGCTGCAGGCTGGCAAGATTGATGATGACACAGCTATGGAGCTCTTAGACTTCCCAGACACCTCTGCTTACCGTGAGATGCGTCTGGCTGACACCTACGCCATCCAGGATGCTATTGCAGATATCATTGAGACTGGAAGCTACCTACCACCTGAAGAGATGGACAACCTTGAGAAGGCACTTGACATTGCCCACCGCACCTACTTACGGCTTAGAAGCAAGGGAGCACCTGAGCAAACCCTTACCCTTCTTAGAAGCTATATGTTGGATGCCAAAGCAATGAGTGACCGCATCAAGGCGTCACAGCAACCGCCTCAGCAAATGCTTCCTACGCAGCAGCCGCTCACACCTACTGCTGAGCAACCTAGCCAGCAGATGACGCCCACCCTTCCAGGCATGCCACCACAATAGCATTTCCGTGGGATCTCTGATACCAATCACGGTGTCTCTTAAGCGATAAGAGGTCCCACAATGTCTGACTCACCTGTCGGTAACTTTGCACCAATCCTAGAAACCCAAGATGCAGCAACAGAAGCACCAACCACACCTACTCCCGTAGAGAAACCTTCTGAGGATAGGTTTGCTTCTAAGTTTGGAGCACTCTCACGCAAAGAGAAAGCTCTAGTAGAGAAAGAGAAGGCAATTGCAGAAAAGCTTGCCAAGGTAGATAAGTGGGAACAGTCCACTGCCAAGTTCAACACCGACCGTAATCCTGCCGACATCCTAGCCTTCATCGAGGAAAACCTTGGGGTAGACTTCTCCACCCTCATGGATGCACATGTCGAAGCCACTATGACCAAGCCTAAACTTTCTGAGACAGAGCTTCTGAAGAAGGAGCTGGAAGACTTTAAACGGCAACTTACAGATAAAGAGTCAAAGAAGGAAGAGGAGGCAAACGCACTCAAGCAGCAGGCAGAAGAGAAGGTATACTCAGAGGCAAAAGAGCTTATCACTAGCCACATCAAAGAGAACCCAGAGTCATTGGAGCTGTTGCACTCTTTGGGAAATGTGGACATGGTTTTTGACACAATCAAGGCTTACTTCGAAGAGTCTAATGAGCTTTTGGATTATGCCACAGCTTGCACCTGGTGTGAGACATATCTTGAGCAGCAACTTGAAGGTTTGACGAAGATCAACAAGTTTAAGCAGAAGATTGCCCCAGACACCAAGGTGGAAGATAAGCAAGTGGACATGTTCCGGCGAGAACCCAATACGCTTATTCAGAACTCAATGGGAGCACATAGTAGACCTGCGCCCAAGGAACAGCAGGCAGATCCACTCGATCGTCACGAGAGGATTAAAAGACTTCTGGCTAGAAACCCAGACTTGAAATAACATAAAAGGAGTATCAGACAATGGATCTATCTCTCTCGTTCGCAGAACCCATCCTCAAGGAATACTATGACAAGGCCATGGTGGAGAACCTTGTTTATCGTGACCGTCCCTTCTTCGCCATGCTCAAGAAGAAGACTGACTTCGTCGGTGAAGTGCAGAAGCTGCCCCTCATTTATGGCAACCCCCAAGGTGCATCTGCTACCTTCTCGAAGGCTTTGGCCAACAAGACCAACAGCAAGATGAAGAGCTTCCTCCTGACTGCCAACTCTGAATATGCAGTGGCTTCTATTCCCAATGAAGTGCTTCTGGCTTCGTCCAATGACCGCGGTGCTTTCATGGGTGCACTCACCCTGGAAATCGATGGCGCTATGGACACTGTTGCCCGCCGTCTCTCCATTGCTTCCTTCCGCAGTGGTTCTGGCTCCATTGGCCAGATTGTGTCCACCCAGAGTGGATCGTCTACGACCCTCACTCTTGCCAACGCTGACGACATCGTTAACTTTGAAGTTGGTCAAGCTGTTGTTGGTGACTCTGTTGATGGTGGTGGATCGGTTGGAACGACTGTTTCATTCGTGGTGGCTATTGACCGTGACATCGGTACCTTCCAGGTGGCTGCTTCTCAGGGTGGCGTTGCAATCACGGCTACGGCTGCTGACCTTGCTGCCAACCAGTTCATCTTCATCGAAGGTGACTATGACACCAAGATGCGTGGACTCCGCGCATGGCTGCCTACCTCTGTGGCTTCCAATGACAACTTCTTCAACGTCAACCGTAGCTCTGACAAGACTCGTCTTGCTGGTATCTACCTTGACTGCAGTGGGTTGGATGTGGAAGAGGCTCTCATCAAGGCTGAAACCCGTGTTGCTCGTGAAGGTGGCAAACCTGACTACTGCTTCATGAACCACACTGACTTCAACCGCCTGAAGAACGAGCTCGGCACCAAGATCATGTACGTCGACGTGAAGGCCAACACTGAAGCTGCTATCAACTTCAAGGGCATCATGCTCAACGGTAGCCGCGGTGTTGTGACAGTGCTTCCTGACCGTGACTGCCCAAGTGGTGAATTCTTCATGCTCACCATGCCCACCTGGTATCTCCTGTCTCGTGGAGAGCCCGTCCAATTGTTCCAGGCTGATGGACAACGCGTCCTTCGTGAAGCCAACGACGATGCAGTCACTGCTCGTGTTGTTAGCTACACCCAGCTCGGTTGCGCTGCTCCTGGATGGAACTGTAGGGGCAAGCTCCGTTAAGTAATGAATACCATTGAGTATTCTGCCCATCACTGCTTCCATTGTATTAGGGTATAACCTATTCAAAGGAGGTCAGATGATGGGCATTGTTTATAGAGTAACAAATAATATCACTGGAAAATTCTATATTGGTTCAACAAAGACTACTCTTCTGAGAAGAGCAGGTCAACATTGGTCAGATGCTACTTCTGGTAATAAGAGAGGTCGCTTCCAAGAAGCTCTCATTCAATCGTCTCCTAATGACTGGAGCTGGGAAATACTGTTTGAGGTTGAAGATCTGTCTCTTTTAAGAAAGTATGAGAGGGATACTATTAAACTTCTTGATGCTTGTGGTGAAAATGGTCTTAATATGAAACAAGGTGGAAATCTCTCAAACATAGAAGGTCTAATGCAGTGGAAGAAATCAAATCCTATCCCCCATAATAAAGGTAAATACAATTGTTTAAGTGATTTATCGAGAGAAAGAATGCGAGCAGCTAAGCTTGGAAAGCCAGGACCAAAGGTATCTGAAGAAACTAAACTCAAGATGCGGGCAGCACATCAGTGCAAAAGAGTAAAGTGCATAGAAACTGGAAAAGAATATGATTCTCTAAACCTTGCTGCCACAGAGTTTGGAGTACCAAGACAATGGATCAGAAGATCCTGTAATAGTGGCGGACACGTTTACGGATTCACTTTCTGCTTCGTCTAACATACTGAGGGTATCCTAGAGCAGTCTATAAGGTTATAGACTGTGTCTTCTCATAATGCTCACCATCGAGTGAGAGAACAAAGAAGGAATTCAGCTATGGCCAGCAGAATATTTGATCGCAACGTCGCCAGTCTCCAAAAAGCCATGATTATCCTCGAAGGATCTGCTGTTATTGGTGGAACCGGTGCAGTGGGCACTGTGAAGGGTAGCGGTATTAAGTCTGTTGCACGTACTGGCACTGGTGCCTACTCCATCACTCTTGATGATGCCTTCAACCGCCTCCTGTGGGCAGGTGTAAACTTTGTTTCAGCTACTGGTAGCGGCATTGCTTCTGTTGAGATCACCAATGATCCTCAGGTTGCTGTGAAAGCTGGTACTGCCATCACTATCCAGTGCTACGACTTTGCTGGTGCAGCTGCTGATCCTGCTTCTGCTTCTGTCCTGTCCTTCATCGCCTTCCTCCGCAACTCTAGCGTGCCTGGCAAGGGTGAGTAAGAGTAAACACTAAGGAGGGAATGATCTATGATGGGAATGTTAGATAAGAAGAAGAATATTGGTGGCCTCGTGGTTGCTGCCATGAAGTCCAAGGATGCAGGCAGTAAGCCTGGCTTCCAACGCGAGATGGATGGCAGTGTCTCTGAAGTTGAGGGAGAAGCTACTCTCAAAGACCAGATGCTTGCATGTGCAGAGCGTGTCATCAAGGCTACTAAGAGCGGCAATGCTGAGCTCCTGGTGAAGGCTATGTTCCAGTTGCACGAGGCAATTGACCAAGCCATCGAAGAAGGCCAGGACATGGATGAAGACGAGGGCGAAGGTGAACGTGGTGAGATGCTTGAAGATGAAGGCATGTAACCAGTTTCTCTAGGAGGGAACAATGTCAATAGCCCCAACCGTTGCTGCCCTCATCAAGAGAGCACGCCAACGTGCTGACCATGAAAAATCTCTGTTTGTTACGGATGAGGAGGTGCTAGCGCTTCTCAACCGTGCACACACTGAGCTATATGATGCTATCGTGCAGACCCATGAATACTATTTTGTGGCCCAGTATGAGTTTACTATCCAGGGAGCAGTGGAAGCATACCCTCTTCCTGGTGACTTCTATAAGACACTTGGTGTAGACCTTCACATTGACGCTGAGAGAAGCATCTCCCTCAAGAAGTTCAACTTCACTGAGAGAAATAAATATAAGACCACCATCTATGCACCCCACATCCCTGCTTCCATCTACACCTACCAGGTGCAGGGACTAGACCTTACCTTTATTCCTAAGCCTAGGGAAAGTAGAGATGCCACCCTATGGTATGTGCCACTGCCTAAGGAGCTTGTGATAAGTAACCCTCAAGCAGGGCAGACAGATGTGCTGGACATTCGTTTGGCTATGTATGACGACTACCTGGTGATAGATGCTGCCATCAATATCCTTATGAAGGAAGAGACGGACACCTCTGTGCTTGAGAGGGAGAGGGCAGAATATATGCTACGAGTAGTAAAGAGTGCTTCCAACAGAGATAGCAACGAGCCAGACCGTGTAACAGATGCTTATTCTGCGAATTTCCCTGCCTTTAATGCTGTTTATCCCTGGTAAATTTATGCCTCTGCTCACACAATTGTGGTATAGACAGCGGACC